GTTTAAGCTGCATCTCCATTTGTAATTTTTCCCGGGCCAACTGAATATCGGCCTGCATCTTCTCGCGCTTGATGCCGATTTCCGCCTCGGCCTTGGCCTTGGCGATTTCGACTTGGGCCATGGCGGCCTGTGCCATCGGGTCTGGCTGCTGCTCTTGTCCCTGCTGACCCATTTGCTGCGCCACCTCTTTCGGTACGTCATTGAAAAATTGGCCGGCGTCTTTGAAGCCGGCGGCCTCAACCATTTTGCGCAGGGTGCTGACGTACTGGTTGATGCCGACCACGGGATTGGACGGGCCTAATGTTTGAAGCAGTTGCTCCTGTTTGCCGGCGATCTGCGCCAGCAGCGCCAGCTTTTGGTCTTGTTGCGTGGTGCCTAATCCGACGTTGACAATCAGATCGAAACCGTTCTCCCAAGCGCGCGGGTCCATCTCAACGAAATTATTAGTGAGGCGGATGATCTGCGGGGCGTCCTGATAATGCGTAACCAGGCGCAAGATGCCGCGGAACAGATCTCGGAAACCCGTCTCGGCGAACACGCGCGCGATCTGTTCGACCTTGCATTGTGCTGCACTGACAGTGGCCGCCACGGCCGTGGCCGTGCTGCTCTGGAGCGAGTCTGGGTCCAGGCCCATTGATGCCTTGGAAACGCCGGTGCGTGCCTCTCGCACGTTGTCCAGGTATTCCAAAAGCGGAAACGTAGATTGCCAGACCGGCTGCACCGGCAGCGGTTGCACCATGCCAGGAGCGCGAACGCGCACGATGCCGCCGGGGCGGTTGTCCATCACGTCCGATACGTTGACTTGGCCCTCGACCACCATTATGCGTGGATTAGTGGATTGATATGCACCATCCATGATCTGACGCAGCACCGTGGATTTTATGAGTTGTAGATCCTGCGTGTCGTCGGTCACCGACCTACCCACCAAACGGTGAGGGATCAGGTGCGGGGTCAGTGCTGCAAAAGGCAAGCTATCAAATGGTTCATCTTCGAGTATCTCGCGGCCGGGGCCGACACAGAAAAAGCGACGTAATTCGCTGACGCCCGTGCCGTCGTCAATCTTCATATACGCCTCGATCACCTCGACCTCGCGCCGAGACGCATCTATGGTGCTATCGCCGCCGCCACTCGACAGGTCTTGAAAGCGTGTCGCGACCTCCTCGCTCATGTCGCTCTCTGCGCCGCCCGCGTGGCGCTCGATATCATCCTTGTCGTAACCCATGCCGATCAGTTCGCTGATCGACATCATGCGGCGATGGCCGACGAAGTCCGCATCCTCCAGGGATTTGGCGTGTCTGCTGTAGAGGAATTCCTCGGGTGGCACGTTCTCAAGGACGCACTGCCCGTTTTCTAATTTCTTTCTGACCTTGACCGAGTAGGTCGGCGGCAGAGGCGGGCGCGCTTCGGCGTATGCGTCTTCAGCGTCATCGGATGCATCATCCTCGGCGTAAGCCGCGTAGGTAATTTCCTGCTCCAGCACCTCGACCTTGGGATCGTTGACCAGCAGCGCCAGTTGATCTTCGGTCAGGCCCTCGTAGTTTTCGGACGCATCAAATTCGGGATCTCTCCAGTGAAATTTAACGACGCCGAGTCTGAAAACGAGCGAATCGTGCATCCAATTGCTGATTATTTTATAACCCGGATTCTGATCTGTGACGATCCAGTTGACGTACTCGCTGGCCTGCTTGGCCGCGTCTTCGTCCTCGGGGTGGCGAGGCTGGAAGCTGACAAAATCCTTGGAACTGGCGAAAATCTTCATCAGCGACGGCATGATGAAGCCGACCGTGTCGGCCACGTCGCGGCTGACTATCTGGCTCTGCCCCTCGACCTCATTGCCAAATTTCTCTCCGTAGTAGTAATTCGTTGCAGTGTCGCGGAAGCCGGTGTGCTCCTCGTCCTGATAGAGGACGGCATCATCGATCTCATGCTGCACGATGCGATGGATTTCAGTGTCGTCGAGCTTTGCCATATTTTACCTTACTTTCGCGGCCTAAGCCGTGTTGTCCAATAGGCCCCGCGGCGCCCACTGCCGGGGCTGCTGCTGGGGCTGCTGGGCGCTTAACAGGCCAGGGGCAGCGGCCGCGGCTGGGTTGGAAAACATCATTTCAGGAAATTTTTTGAACAACGCCTGACGTTCAGCAGGGTTTGCGTATTTGTGGACCCGCGTAATACCTGCGTCCTTCAAGATTTTGAGGGTGGTGGCAGACGTTTCCTTTGGTACGATTGCGCCCCCGAATTCAGACAACGCCACGCCACGCTGCGGCTTGATCTCAAAATATTCCGTTGGCATATCGCGTAACATTTTCCGCAATTCGTCCGCCGCATCCCTGATCTTCTTCGTCATGGCGGGCATATATTGTTTCGAATATTCGTGTTCGCCGCGCTTGAGCAGTATGTCCTCGACCAACTCATCGACGGTGTCCATTGCCACCTTAGCGTTTACACCTGTCGCTGCATCGCTGACATCGCCCCGGAAGTTTGCCAGTAGCTGGTCAGCTTCATCAAAAGATGTCTTGGCCTTCCCGTAGCTTGCGACCTGACCTCGCTTGCGTTTGATCTCAGCGAGCGATTTTAACTTAGGGGCCAGTTGGGCGCGCAAGCTGCCTGTCGTATGGTGAAAGCCCTCTGCGCCAGCACCCTTGCCGCGCATCTCGCGCACCATATTTTCTAGCGTGGCAGGGGCGTATCGGGGATTGCCAGAGGGGGTGCGGCCACGAAAAATCCGCTCTTGAAACTCGCCGCCCGCGTCCTTTATTCGGCTAATCTCATTTTTCGCCCAAGCGTTAAATTCAGTCACGTCGCCATGCTTGAACCCATCCCTGATGCCTCTGACTGCAAGGTTAAATTTATAGGAATCATCGAATTCTCCAGGGTCTGGCAGCAGGCCTTTGTCATTCAGAAATTTCGCAATTATTGGTATGCTGGAGTAATGGTTTTCGCCCACCAAGTCCTTGGCTATCATATCGCTGGCGTCCGTCTGATGCTTGAACTTGCCTAAGATGTCCCCGTAATCCTTGCTGATAATATCCTCCGCGACCCTGTTGGGCTGCACGTCGATATGGGGCGCCCGTGTCGTGTAAGCATCTGCTGCCCAGACCGGGTTTTTCGCCGAAGGCTTCGCCATGCCGGGCGGCCCAATTAGGGTAATATCTCCGAAACCAATTAACGGACTTTCCGCCTTCGCCACTGCCATCGATGGCACCGGAAAGCCGCCAAGGCGCGCCGCGCGTTGCAACGCACTAGGACTAGTGTTGTGCTGCACGATCAGCCGATCATCAGGATCAGCCAATCTCCTGGCCACACCAGACGCCAACGCACCTGCCGGGATCTTGGCCAGCAAGCCAGGCGCGGACATCATCGGCGTGGTATTCAATAAGTCAGCCGGCGTCGGCATGATGCCGGTGCGCGGCGCTTCCAAGACGTTCAACAAGCTGCCGGCCATTTCGCGTGCCATGCCGGGGATGGCTGGGGCGAATTCAGTGCGCTGCGGTGCGCCATAAATAGGGTCCAGCGGTGTGCGTGACTTCAGCGGCAGGTTCCAGCCGTACTGCCAGCCAGGATCAGGCGCCAGCAGGGCGCGGTACTTGTCCAGCGGACGGGCATTATCAAGCAACCCAGGCATCACACAATCCAGGCGCTGGAAGGATATTCAATCGGCTGCTTCCAACGCTTCGACATGGCGCCGCGGGTGACCATGGCCGCCATGCCGGCAAAGGTGAGGCAGAATGCGTCGGCCACGTCAGGGCTGGAGATGCCGCGCCTTTTCATTTCATCTTTCGATTCGATTTTCATTTTTCCGCTACTTGTAAAGGTGTAGCGTGGCGCGACCAGTTCTTGCGCCAGCATCTCGTTGTCGGGCAAGGTGCAATCCTTGGCCTCTAGCCATTCTTTCGCCCTGAGCCAGAGCTCGTCCCGCAGACGCATAGCCGAGGGATGCATCGCCGAACTTTCTGATACGTTGACAGACACAACCGGGTGACCCAATTCTTGCAAGCGATCAGCAACCCCTGCGCCCAGTCCAATGGCGTCCACCAATATTTCCTCAACATGATCGTCCTCCTGTTCGATTTCATGCACGATGGCACCAACAAGTTGCATCAGGTCCAACTGGCGCCACGTCTTGATGCCGACCACGGCGTTGCCGCGGCGTTTAACCAGGGCCGATTTGTCGCTGCCGTGGCGCGCCACATCGACGCCGTAAACCAGGGGGGCGGTCTCGACCGCGTCAACGTCGCGCGCAATGGCCGCCTCGATCAGGCTCGGCTGGATCAGGCTTTCGCCGTCGTCCAGGGCGAATTCACCCAGTACGCGGACGCGGTAGGCGTTGCTCTCCTCGCCGTAGCGTTGCGCCATGTCGGTCAGGAAATCAGGCGCCACCAGGGGGCTGTCGGCGCTCGATATGCGCCAGGTTTTCCAAGAGTCGGCCAATTCGTGGTGTGTGCGGTAAAACAACCCACGGTTGCGTACAGGGTTGCCCAGTAGCAGGGTTGTGGCGTTATGCGTTGACATGCTGCCGGCGCCGGATTCGAAGACTTCTTCGGGTATGCCGCTGGCTTCGTCGGCGACGAGCAAAACGTGTTGGCTGTGGACGCCGGCTAAACTTTCTGGGCGGTCACGGCTGGCGGTGCGGCAGGAGATGAAGGCT